GACCTCAAGTCGTTTCTTAGAAGAAAGGATAAATACCACTTTGCAAAACTCGCAAGGAAGTATGGAACTGATCTCAAGTCTTTCCTCATCGCCAACCTTTCAGTTTCCGACCGATGGGTTGGGGAACTGCTGGGAAACGATTCAGAAATGGTATTCTCAGAATACAAAAAACGACAGCAAAGTTTAACCTATCTTTTTCAAAAAGAATTAAGTTCTTTGTCGAATAAATACTCTTTGGATGAATTGTTACAGGTAAAGAATGGACAACATCCTGTACTGCTTAAGCAATATCTAGCAAAAAAGGTTTCACCTGAAACTATGATACTGTTTGACGAACTTACTAAATACATAGCAGTTTGGGATAAACAAATATCTGAAACAATAGTCTGGAAAGAACAGAGTAAAAGGTTGAAGAAACATTCTACCTTTGTTTCAGGTGATCACAGTAAATTAAAAAAGATAGCAATGGAAATTTTTACATGAACAAGTATAATGATCTAAGACAAAACCTTATGATTTTTGATTTTGCTTTAGAAATGAGAAAGCAAACCTATGATCGTATTGCCGAAGGCAACTACGATTCTTTCAGCAGATGGTTGAAGACCAACTTTATGTTGAATAAGAAAGATCATATAGAATGGCAATTAAATGCTGAAAGACACGATGCTCGTAGGCAGTTACATAGTTTCACTGATTACGATAGAGGTGTCGTACTCGCTGTGTTCAATGAACCTGTTACCCTTGTACATTCTTCTACATCTTTTGGAAGATTGGCAAGTAAGAAGATGACCCATGTTCCTACTATTGTTGAAGAAGGTAAAAACACAAGTAATCATTTTAATTACACTGTAAAACCTTATCAACCTATGCTTGTGAATCTAAATGTAGCACATGGTGTGCTCAAGCATCAAAAAGAATGGAGTATGATCAGTCTAAGACTAGATTGGACAATGAGAGAATGGTTAGAATACATTCTTGCTATGGGACAGCAACAACAATAACTTTATTATGATCGCAAACATTATTGGTAATGGTCCGAGTAGGACGCAATTTGATTTAAGCAAACTTGAGAATACTTATGGGTGTAATGCACTCTACAGAGATTTCTCACCAAACACTTTAGTAGCAGTAGACATTCCTATGCAAATAGAGATAGTCAATTCTGGATACTATAAAGATCATAGAGTAGCATTTGCGGATTGGGATGCTACTCCTATAGATATGCTCGAACAGTTTAAGATGATGTTGACTTTTGATACTCGTAACAATGAGATCACTACACATAATCTTACTGATGCTTCAACGCATTTTTTCAGTCAAGGATCCTCTCTTCAAGGAACGACTGAAATACTATGCTTTGAAGAACCAAACCAAATCACACCTTTCACTGATCCTTTATTAAGGGATCTTGTATGTGGTTCTACTGCTGTAGGATTAGCATGCTTGGAAGGTGCGACGGAAGTCAACTTGATAGGTTTTGACTCATTATGGAGCGAATCCTATGACAATATCTACAAGGGGACTAACAACTATGATTGGGAAGAAGAAGATACTTTCCGTGTATTAACTGCACAGAAAGACCAACTGATGGCGATTGTAAAACATTTTGAAAATGTTTCATTTAATTTTCAAAAGTCACTTACTGACACCCATGAAATAGAATATAATATACTTAATAATCAAGAAGAATGGGTTCTTGGCTCGGGATATGTAGACCGAATACCGATGTTCCCAGATTATGAAGTTGAATAATACAACGCAATACTTAGTAAATAAAGGAGAAATATATGTCATTTGCCGACTTAAAACGCAATCGAGGTTCACTCGATAAACTAAAAACTGCTATGGCTGATGCCGATGGTGGTAAATCAACAACTAAATCCTATGTAGATGAAAGATTCTGGAAACCAGAAATGGATAAATCTGGCAATGGGTTTGCTGTAGTTAGATTCTTACCATCCCCAGCAGGAGAAGAACAACCATGGGTTACTTATTGGGATCATGGATTCCAAGGTCCAGGTGGTTGGTACATCGAGAAGTCCTTGACTACTCTTGGGAAACAAGATCCAGTTTCAGAGTATAACACTCAACTATGGAACTCTGGTATCGAAGCAAACAAGGATCAAGCAAGGAAACAAAAGAGAAGATTACACTATGTGTCTAACATTTTAGTGGTATCTGATCCTAAGCATCCTGAAAACGAAGGAAAGGTATTCTTATACAGATATGGTAAGAAGATCTTTGAAATGCTAAAAGAGGCAATGTGCCCAGCATTTGAAGATGAATCACCTTTAAATCCTTTCGACTTTTGGGAAGGTGCAAACTTCAAAATCAAACTAAGAAAAGTTGATGGATTCTGGAACTATGATAAATCAGAGTTCGATCCAGTGACTCCTCTGTTTGATGGCGACGATGCTAGACTTGAAGAACTTTACAACCAACAATATTCACTGAATGGTGTGATTGATCCTTCTGAGTTCAAATCATATGATGAATTGAAAGAGAAGTTGGATAGAGTTCTAGGAACTGCTGTTTCTGGAGCAACTGCTGAATCTGTAGCACAAGATGCTGATGTAGATTCTGCTGATGCACCAGATCTTCCTTGGAATACAGCAGAGGATCCAAGTCCGAGTGTTGAACCAGCATTACAATCAGCATCTAACGATGATGATATGGATTATTTTCAAAGACTAGCAAACGATAGTTGATTATAAATAATCTTTAAACACTATAATGGGAATGAGAATCATAGTTGCTGGTGAGTTCTCATTTGCTCAGAGCGAAGGCAATGGCGATAAAAGTAAGACCATGGGGCGACTGAGTTTTAGGGTAAAGCAGTTAAGTGCGGGAACTGTTTGTCAAGAGCGAGAGATTGTGGGGCGACTTGACACTTTTTAATTTACAACAACAAAAAATATTATGCCAAAAGTGATCCAAAGAGATAAAGAATACTTCGATAGAATGCTTTCTAGATTTAGAAAACAAGTTGAGAAAGCAGGTATCATCAACGAAGTACGCAGAAGAGAGTTCTATGAGAAACCTTGCGATAAGAGAAATCGTATAAAAAGTGCTGCTATTCGTAGATCGCAGAAACAAGCAATGAAGAACCTATCCATGGCACATCGTGGTAGACTCAGAAATGTCAGATAATCGTAAGATACGATTCCATATTGTGGTAGAAACTGATTACAGTAATAGTCTAATCAACTATGGTGAGTTAGGTAAAGCAAAGATCATGAATGTTTTAAGCAGAGGAGACTTTGCCTATCGAGTAGAATCTGGGATTGACTTACCGAACCCATTGGGTCCAATTAACTATGAAAAAATTGCCGAAAGTAAAAGTACGCAAGGTCTCGCCGAAGAAGGCACTGACACAAATTCATAAATCTAAAAAGCAATACGATAGAAAGAAATTACATAGACCTGTTAAGGTAACTGATTGAATCTTCGTTCCTAGTATTCACTCCTGACACTATGGTGTTAGAACTTGTAACAATACTCGAAGTTACATTACCACTATTCATTACTGCATTCGTAGAACCCTGTCTATCCATTTGAGCATCAGCAAGATCATCTTCTGCTTGTGCTATTTGGAACCCACCAGATGGGGGATTTAAATCAAAATCATCTAAACTAATATCAAACGCATCACTAATGTCTAGTGCTGCTGACTCAGTTTTGCGTAAGAACTGATCATATAAATCACCCACACGATTAGAAGTATTTTCAATACCATCCATCTGTGCTTGTTTAAGTTCATCTAGAGTGATCTTCTCCTGAATACCAGCAGATTCGAGTGCAGCATTAAATGATTTTAATGCTTGTTCCCCTGTTTCTCGAGTGAATAGAACTTGACCTTTAATATCAATATCATCACCTGTACCACCCATGAGTTTAGTGGCAGTCTGCATCAACGATCGAGATTTATCTGCAGACATGACATTTGATGGACCTGTAATAAACTCTGGACCTTTTTCACCAGCAATACCAACTTGACCTGCAGGTATTCTACCACCTTCAGCAAATTCACCAGCAAAAGTCATGTCTGCTGGATTCTCTTCTTTCTTAAACCAATTAAGAGGATTGAGTTTAGATGCTAAACTTTTGATCTTATCCTTAACCCATGCACCTGCACTTGTGAGTGCTTCCATGATTTGTCCTGGCAATTCAGATAATCTAGTTGTAAAGTTTGACCATCCTTCACTTAATTGAGCACTGAAGTTTTCTTTCCATACAGAAAATGACTCTTTGAGAGCAGCAACTTTTTCACTCATAAATGTTGAGATGATTTCAGGAAGCATTAGAATCCCATCAGCGAGTTTTGTAACTCCTTGTGTCAATGAGAAACCTTTGAGCAATTCTGAAAACTTTTCAAATCCTAACTTGCCTGCAATCCATGCTATACCATCTTTGATTAAATCTAATGGTATGGTGATAGTGCCTTTGATGAATCCTTCAAATGCACCCACGATACCACCGAAGATTCCATCGGTTTTAATTCTTTCCATTGATGTTTTAACAGTCTCAAATGCTACGAAGATGAAATTGAGTGGTGCGAATAATTTTCCTACCACTTTTCCTATTGCCATAGCACCTTTGACGAGTCCTGCGAATGGTTTACCAAGTTTACTTACGATTTCACCAAATTTACCTGATGCAACACCGACTTTTTGTATGGATGTTCGTATACCACCAAAGAATTTGCCGATATTGAATATTGATTTCTGCATACGAGTAGCAGACTTGGATATTTCTTTCGTACCTTTTAAACCTGATTGAAATGCTTTATTGAGATTTGATAATGCGACTCTTACTTTGCCTATGGTATTTCTTATACCATTCATTACCTTATTGTTACGATTCAAAAGGTTTCGAAGTACTTCGAATATTTTATTGAATGTGAGTAATGGTAAGGAAAATAATTTTACTATTTTCCCACCATCTTTGGCTGCTTTGGTTGCACTCTTTAATCCCTGTCCTATGCCATACACAAATCCACCGAGCATCATGATCGGAGATGAGAGTAGATTGAATGCTGCTTGTAACTTAGTAGCAAGTGCTTCTAGAACACTAGCACCAGCACCCAATCCTAGATTTTTTAGATTTTCTTTGAAGAAACTAAAACCATCCTTTAAACCATTAAGAGCATTGGTTAACTCCATTTGATTCTCGCGAGCAAGATCCTGTGAAACTTTATTGTTTTCTATCTGTCTTGTCTGGAGTAGTATACTTTTATCAGTTTTCTGATTGAGTTCACCAATGCCACGCAACTCACCTAAAGTTTGAGATGCAATATCTTTTGTAGCATTAGTAGTCTTATTCAAATCTGCTAATTGTTGAATGGTTTGTTTATTATCTTCTGGCATATTTTATTTTCCGAATGCTTTTCCTGCTTCTGCAATACCAAATGATCCTAGTGTTACCACTACGAAAGATGTGTATATTGCATCGTCTATCACTAACTCCATTCCATTAAGTCCAGTGATCAGGTCAACAATACCAAAGGACACCATCATTAAAAAAGATGCGAAACCAATAATGTTTTTTTCATTAATATTGTTATCATCTCTAAACAATGCACCGAAGGAGAATTTCACTTCAGGTTTTGCCTTGATTGTTGCCACTTTTAGTTCATTACGAAGTTTTTCCATTTCTGCGATCTTGTCATTCGCTTCATCTAACTTCATGATTAAATCAGTATATTTATCTAGATCCACAGAAACTTCATCTCTTCTAGTTTCATCGCTCATGGCGACCTCCTATTTCTGTTGTTTCTGTCTTTCTTTCTCCTCTTCTAAATGTTGAAGAAGGAGTCGAACATATATCTCTCTTTCCCATGGATACATTTCATCTAACTCGGTTAGACTATACTGATGATGTTGCATAAGTTGAAAGTTTGTTTGCATATAGTTGTACAAACTCTCATGAGAAAGAGCGACTAAAAAAAACTTGCGATTCCTTCTAGTACTCTCTGTCCCTTATGTCCGCATGCATCACACACAGTATCTATGCTATGTGATAGTTTAGGCATACGATCGAAGTAATCAGTAATCATTCGAATTTGATCCATCGTAAGAGAATCTAAAAATTCTTCTACTTCTTTGGTATCAGCATCTTCAAGATGATGTACTTCGAGTTTATCAAAGATAGACACGATGGTAAACTTAAGAACCTCTGTGAGTTGATCCAACTCATTGTCGCTTTGCATTTTGCTTAGCATCTCAGGAGTAGGATATCTCATGTTGAGTCCTAGATCTGCAGTGAGCATAATCATATGATTCTCATGCTCATCGGATCGTTTAATTCCCACAGTGGTCAAATCTATTGACACTTTGCTACTACCATTGCATTCTTCTTGAGTACATTTGAGATTAAGATCTACAGTTTCCCCGACACTCTTTGCTCTTACTTGTAAGAACAACCATTCGAGATCTACCATAGGTGCTTTCATTGCATCAAACTGATCATCAGTCGCTGATGCTAATAACTCACGCATGCTTCTTAGCATTTGCATGTTATCCTCTGACTCTAATGCAATCAACAGACTTTTCTGTTGCTTCATAGTCATGGGTCGGAAGAGAACTTCCTCATTATTACTTGGTAGCACGGTCGTATATGAAGGTGCCACCTGTTTGGGTAATGCCATAATAAATTCCTATTATATAATATTAATCCCCAATACCAAGAGTTCCAAGAACATCCTTTCCGAATATTCTTTCTGTCTTTTTATTGAGTCGGTCTATTTTTCCTACTGCTCCTTCTAGTCGTCCTAGAAGTCTGGATGCTCTATTACTATTTCGAGATGCCAGACGCAGGATGGTACGAGCAGCATCAAGTGCTGCACTTCCCACATTAATTCCACCAAATGGATTGGGGGAATGTACATACTCACTTTCCCATGTTCGATAGGCAAATGAGCATTGAAACTTTTGTATGGTATCCGTGGATGCCATGTCTAGTTGCTGGTTTTGTATCATGAGAGGATATGCTTCAAATAATCTGAATTTAACAGCATCCT